GCTCATAAGTCGGTTGATGACGTTCTGGGCTAGAAGATCCACCGCCACCACCTGCAACGCTGCTAGAGTCAGCAGAACCCCAGCGGATTTTCACGTCTTCAATATCCGCCATGAACTCAAAGAATAAGTCACCAGAATGGTCGTTTTGTTGCTGAGAGTGGGTGTATTTCTTCATGCTAGATTTATCAAACCTTGCCAGCTCAGATTCAGCGGTTAACTGAATAGCATCACCGCCATCAGCGCCCACGGTAATGTTCATCTGGTCCATTGCCCCTTCCCAAACAACGGTAGGGTCTGCAATCAATGCATCGTCAGCGTCTAGCGCACCCAAATATACCGAAACGGGGTGCATGTAATAGTCTTCATTCAGCGCAGCGCCTGAGATGGTTGCGTCTAAACCTGAGAGGGTGAGGGTGATCTTGTAAGGGCTTACGTCTGCGCCTTCTTCTATCTGGCTGATCTCGCCAAAGTCACCAGTACCTAACCAGTCCTGCCCACCCCATGTATATGTACCAATGGAGTTGTGGACGTAGATTGTGCCGCTTGGGAATTCTAGCTTTGCAAAAGTAACTAGAACAACGTGACCGGCACTTAACGCGTCTGCAACCGCTGTAGGAAAACCACGGCTCACGCTAGAACGTCCTCAACGGCTTCAATGTTAAAGCTAGAATGAATGTCTATTGTGGTATTCCAAGAGGCTGGGCCAGCAAGCATGAATACACCAAGAACCGGAATCGTGTAATCAACAATTGTGTCATCTGCCGGTGTCTTTCTAATAGGCGGTGCAATAGATAACGTCACGTTTGTGGAGGCATCAGAATTAGCGTCTGCCACAACCATGTGCAATTCATTGTTAAAGGAAATGTAATCGCCTGCGCGAAGGTAGTTTGTGACGCTTGCAGTGGCCCCATCACAGACTAAAGTTGTGCCTGACTGACTAGCCCCGTTAACTCTTAAAGTGCCGCCACCGGCTCCTCTAGGCGTGTGAGAGTGGTCTTGCAGGGTAAACCTGTGCTGCTGCCCGTTTAGCTTAACCAGAAACGCTTGCATTACCTTTCGGTCATCGCCAGATAGGTTATTAAACTGCATTGACGCTTTCCACAGCGAACCCTTGCGCGAGGCTGTCTGAACCGCGTTAGTCAAAGGTGACTGATAGGTGCGAGTGTTACTAACCAACTCAAAAGTATTAGTTGCTGGTGTAATGTTAGGAAATGAGAATGTAGCCATTAAGCGAACCTTCTTCGACGCATCAGGTCTTGAATAGTCATTATAGTCTGCTGTGAAGTTTGCGTCATTGCTGATTTGATTTTCTGGTCAACATCTGCGCCGCTGCCTCTGGCATCTACGTTATTAACGACAGTTATACCGCCCCCGCCCATTTTATTATTAGGGACAATTGAGCCGCCCTGATTAGGCACGAACATCTCAGGCCCACGCTCACCTACCATATACGGCTGACCAGATTGAACTGAGCCGCCGATGGCTTTGCCGGTTAACGATTTGGCGAAAGACAAAAACCCGCCAGTTATTTTGTCAATCACAAACAACTGTATGGCTTGCATTATCAATGATGCCGCCATCTGCTTAAACGCATCTTTCAGCTTAACTGTGCCTTTCACTACACCCATTAAACCATCAGACATATTCTTCATGGTTGTCTTAGCCATATCGTCCATCTTTTCTTGAACGCTAGGCAGTTTGTTTTCTAGGTCAGTGAAACTTTTATTGAGTCGGTCGAAGAACGTAGGCTTGCCATCATCACCGCCAACTCCGCTGGCAATAGCATCCTTGACTTCAGCGATAGCCTCAGCGGCTTGTCTGTTTGCGACTATGAAGTTTGTCATGTCTGCGGCTAAATCAAGTCCGGGGGTTTGCGTCTTCAGAATAGCCAGCTCTTGTCGCAGTTCAGCTATACCTTGAGGCAAGTCACCCATGACTTTTTCAGCAGATATATCAAAAGTATCTAACCCCAAAAATCTAGCTATGGCATTGTATGAATCAATGAAGCCTTGCAAAACGGGAGTTAGCTTATCGCCAATCATGTTAGCGAACTCAAGAACCCCCAACTTTAGCGTCTTGAGAACAATCTCTAAGCCATGCCAATACTGCCTTAATGCCCCAAAAGCCTTGATCAAAGCGCCAGCAACTTTCTGGCCTATATTGCCAAAGTCAGCACTGTCTAACGCAGCCTGCCTAAAAGCATCTGCTACGAAAGTAATTATTGGAGCGAAAGCCACTGACAACTGATTAGTTAGGCCGGTAAATACTGCCTGCATTCTTGTGATTGCGTCATTGGCAGCTTCCATCTGCGCGGTATCTGTGCGGCTTAACGTAAGGCCAAGATGCTCTGCTTCTTGCGTCATCTTCTCTAACGCTGCGGCACCACCACCTAAAGTGTTAACTAATGCCACACCCTCACTGTCAAACAGCTTCATGGATAGCCTGACCTTATCAGCCTGACTGTCCACTCCAGCCATTGCATCAGCAACTAGGCTCATTTGTTCATCGAGGGGGAGGCGTACCAATGATTCAGCGTCTAAACCTAACTCTTGCAGCGCACCCTTGGCTTCACCGGTGCCTTTTGCAGCTTCTGCGGCCCTGCGGGTAAACCGCTGCATTGCCATGTCCATTGTGCCAGTAGACACGCCGGTTAGCTCTGCGGCGTGGCGTAGTCCCGCGAGGGCTTGGGTTGTAACGCCTAACTTGTCAGCGGTCTTTGCTAACTCATCACCAGCGTTAATTGATGACTTGATGAGAGCACCAAAACCACCCGCTCCAATAGCGCCGACAATAGCTGTCTTCATATTCAAAACGGAGCCAGCAACACGCTTTAGCCCGCTAGTTACTGATGAAAAACCTTTCTTGGTTTTATCTAGGGCCGTTATGTTGATCTGGACGTTTTGGTTAGCCATCGTCTTGCCTTTCGCTCATTATCTTGAAGTAGGCAAGCCATTCGTTGAATTCACTCAACGGCATTTGCTCTGCCTCACCGATGCTCATGTGCAACCGATCAGCCAAGGCAATTAGATTGAACCTCAACTGATCGGACGTTAGTTTTTTTCCTGTTCCTCAAGGCTTTCGATCTCAGCGAACATCTGTTCAGCAATGCTGGATATTACGCCGGTCTCCTCACCCATCAGGTCAATTCTATCTTCTGCGGACGTAAACAGCTTGCCCCCACTTTCGTCTGCGGCTTTCATCACAATCAGGTCGATCATTGCCGCCATTGTGGTGTTTTCCATAAACTTGGGGTGCTTCTTTTGTAACTCGTTTACGTCATGGCAAGTAATCGGGAAGCAATACATAGCAAAGGGCTGTCCTTCCGAATCAGCCCATGCCTGTACTTCTATCTTGCGCGCAGTTACTTTTCTTCGATTTCTTAATTCTTTAGCCAATCCCATAATGGGTTCCTTAAGCTGTTGCTTCAGTTACTGCGCCAGATACTTGTAATTCAAAACTTCCTTCAACCATGCCATCAAATGACGCTGTGATTTCTTTGCTAACAAGCACTCCACCACCACTGTAATACGTCTCGCCAACGCCTGTGCCTGTAGGATACAACTCAAATATCAAGTCTGCCGCTGGGTCTAGCACCAAATGTACCGCGTCTGCATCATCCCAGTATGCGTCCAGTGAAAGAGTTGCTGTTTTCAATGATGAAACATAAGTGCGCGAAGTGTCGCCCATTACTGAATCTTCAATCGTGTCTGCGGATTCTGTCAGTGTATAACTGCGAATCTCACCCATTGCAGCGACAGAGCCGCCACTAACTGCTAATTTGACTACGCCGCTTGAGCCTTTAGTCGTTGCCATGCTGTCACCCCTTTAGGTTGTGCCTCTAGTGTATTGGTACTCACATCGTACCGTTAGAATTACCCCACCAATCGGGGCAATGCTTCCATCGTCGGTTTCTACGGTTATCAACTGGGTATCCAGCGCATAGCCACCACGCGATCTGTCAACGTCGAGTTTTTCTTCTACTGCCTCGACGATATTGTTTCTGGCTGAATCCAGCCCAGTGCCTTTAACATAGCAGACTAGCTGATAGTCAATAACACCAAATCTTTGAGATATGCTACCGCCAACGGTGGCATCTTCTCTGTTTTCGTTTGTGGTTCTTACCAAGATTGCTGGGTATTGCGCGTTGCTCAGTTTGTCGAATTCAAACGGCTCGCGAGTCACATACTTAACTGTTATCGGCGAGGTTATCGCCTGCAATGATGTAACCAAGTTCGCAGCAATGTTTTCTCTCACACTCATCTATCCATCTCCTTGCGGAAATATGTAGACAGTCTTTGCTCTTCTTTTGGGTTAAACCCAAAGAATGGTCTAGTCTCATTGTTGAACGCTGCCTTTTTCGCAGCTTCTGGGTTGTCAAAATATATCTGAGCGGTGCGGGAGTTAAGTTGCTTGGCTTGCATAGAACGCAACATCTGCCCTGTATTGTACAAGTCAACAGGGGAATCTGGCTTACCCTCTTCACTCAAAACAGCCATGTATTCTGGAGTGTACGGTTTGAAAGCAGAGTTTATGCCTTTACCTAGCTTGGTGCGGTCAAGAATAATTGACTTGCCTAGCGTGCCAGTCCTGCCAATAGCCTTAGTGATTCCGCGAGATATATCACGCTGCGCCTGTTTGGTGATCTTGGTCAGATCTTTAGGCTTAGTGTTTACCCGTAAGCCCAGACTCATCTGGTTAAACGCCCGAATGAGACAATATTCTTCTCGTCATCGTCTATTGTGCCGCTATTGTCATCGTCGTACTCAACGCCATCATTAAATACTGCAACCAGTTCTTCTTCATACCGATTCTTGTAGAAGTCGATCATATTCAGAAAGCGGTCATCTTGTACCCAGTTAGTTAACTGAGGGAGGGCGTATTTCCACAACACTAGATATGAGTTGCAATAAGTCCACTGAGAGTCCGTCAGGTAGGCTGGGTTCATTTCCCCTGCGATACCCTTCTTGTACCACCACTGGTTTCTTATCGTGCGCTCTAGGTCTGCTTGTGCCTTTGCGTGCTCAGTTGAAAACGAAGTTATGCCAAACGTGAGAATGTCAGGAACAAGTGCAACTAAGTCTGAGTCGTTTGAGAATGCCATCTACCATTTCACCTTGTCAGCCCAATAAGCGGCTGATGCTGTTTTGTCTTTCCGACCTTTGGCTATGTCCTTGGCGAATCTCGCTTTGAACGACCTGCGTTTGGCTTTGTCTGCCTCACTCTCATTTTTTCTTGGTGGTTTATTATCAGCGCCTTGCTGCCCGAACCGAATCAGCCGAACCTTCTCACCCTCTTTAGCCAATACTGCGTGACTCTTGCTTGGGTGGCTGCTGGTGCGCTTGGGTTTGTTATAACCCTCGAACCTTTCGCCTCGGTAAGTAATTGCCATATA